AATATTTTTAACCAAACAATTTCAATATGATGGTTCTTTGGATCAAAGATTTGTTCTGAATAATTCTTTTGTTGATACATCAACACTTAAGGTATACATTAAAAAAACAGAACAATCCGGACTTGGTATTGAATATTTCCTTTCAGAAAATATTTTTGATGTAGATAAAAACTCTAGAATTTTCTTCATTAATGAAGTTCAAGATGAAAAATATGAATTAAGATTTGGTGATGGACTGATTGGCAAAAAACTTGGTGATGCAGTTGGTTCTGATGGGACGATAATTACTGCCAACTATATTATTACTGATGGTAGAGATGGAAATGGAGCTTCTAGTTTTTCATTCTCTGGAACATTAGAAGATGCATCTAGTAATATTATTGATCCAGGAACTGTCACGATTACTACCAATCAATCGTCAATCAATGGTGGAGATATTGAACCTGTAGATTCAATTAAATATTATGCTCCAAGATTATATTCATCTCAATATAGAGCAGTTACGTCAAGAGACTATGAGGCAATTATAAAAAGAATATATCCGGATACTGAATCTGTATCTGTAGTCGGTGGTGAGGAAATGGATCCTCCTCAGTTCGGTAATGTTCAGATTAGTATTAAACCAAAAAATGGAACATTTGTTTCAGATTTCAATAAAACACAAATTTTATCAAAGTTAAAACAATTTACAGTATCTGGAATAAATCAGAAGATAACTGATCTTAAAATTCTATATGTTGAACTTAATAGTTCTGTTTATTATAATTATTCTCAAGCATCGAGTGCAGATACATTAAAAACCTCTGTTACAAATTCTCTTCAAAAATATTCAGAATCTTTAGATTTAAACAAATTTGGAGGTAGAGTTAGATATAGTAAACTACAACAAGTTATCGATAATACAGATACTGCAATTACATCAAATATTACAAAAATTATTATTCGTAGAGATTTAAAACCTGTACTCAATAAGTTTGCACAATATGAATTATGTTATGGGAATCAATTCCATGTAAATTCCAAAGGATTTAATATAAAATCTACTGGATTTAAAATTTCAGGTGAAACAGATACAGTTTATATTACAGATGTTCCCAATGCCGACTTGAAATCAGGAAACTTATCAATTGTAAAAGAAGTATCTGATGATGAAACTAGAGTAATTGTAAAATCTGCAGGAACAGTTGATTATGTAAAAGGTGAAATAATTTTAGGAACTATTAATATCACATCAACTTCATTAAGTAATGGATTGATTGAAATACAGGCATTTCCAGAATCTAATGATGTTGTTGGTTTAAGGGACTTATATGTCTCATTAAACATTTCTAAAAGTACAATAAATATTGTCAGGGATGTAATTGCTTCTGGGGATGAAATATCTGGAACCAGATTTGTTTCTGACTTCTATACATCAAGTTATTCAAACGGAAATTTAGTAAGAAAGTAATATGATACAAACTGGATTTGAATCTAGAATAAAAGTACAGGATTTAATTGACCATCAACTTCCAGAGTTTATCTTGGAAGAAAGTCCAAATGCAGTAGAATTTTTAAAGCAATATTATATTTCTCAAGAATATCAAGGTGGTCCTATTGATATTAGTGATAATCTAGATCAGTATTTAAAATTAGATAATTTAAAACCAGAAGTTATTGTAGATAGTACAACAACTAGTAATAGTATATCATCTACTGATACTACAATTAATGTTTCTAGTACAAAAGGATTTCCCAATCAATATGGACTTCTTAAGATTGATAGTGAAGTCATTACATATACTGGAATTACTACCAATAGTTTTACTGGTTGTGTGCGTGGATTTAGTGGAGTAACTGATTATCGTCAAGATTTAAATCGTGGAGATCTTGTTTTTTCCACATCAACAGCAGCAGATCATTCCAATAGTTCATCTGTTCAAAATTTAAGTTCTTTATTTTTAAAAGATTTTTATAAAAAATTAAAATCTACTTTTACTCCAGGATTAGAAGATATTAAATTTGTAGATGAAATAGATGCAGGAAATTTTATAAAGAGAGCAAAAGATTTTTATGCTTCTAAGGGAACAGATGAAGCAATAAAAATACTTTTTAAAGTTATTTTTGGGGAAACACCTTCCATTATAAATTTGGAAGATTATTTAATTAAACCCTCTTCTGCAAATTATGTAAGAAGAGAAGTTGCAATAGTAGAATTGATATCAGGTGAACCTTCAAAGATAGTTGGACAAACTCTCATAAAAACTACTGATGAGAATACAACGGCCTCAATTTCATCTATAGAACCATTTTCAAGAAAAGGTAAAACATTTTATAAGATTGAATTTTATATTGGAAATAGTGAAAATTCTTCATCAGTTGTAGGAAATTTTGAAATAACACCAAATACAAAGTTAATTGAAAGTGTATCTGTAGGGTCTTCCATCTTAACAGTAGATTCAACTCTGAGTTTTCCACAATCCGGAACATTGGTTTCTGGAACTAATAACATTTCTTATACTGGAAAAAGTATTAATCAATTTTTTGGATGTAGTGGCATCACTGATACTATACTTACAGCATCAAATATTAGATCTAATGATACTTATTATTCATATGAAGATGGAGATACTTCTAAGAAAGTTGAATTAATATTACTTGGAGTAATACAAGACTTAGTTGAAGAGAGTAAAGATTTTAAAGTAGATGAGAACGATGTAATTAGAATTAAAAGTATTGGGGATAAAGTTAAAAACACTAATTTAAATTGGAAAGAAATTTTTGCAAATTCTTTTATCTACAATACTAGTGCAAGGTATGAGATTGTAGATAATGATACTAATAAGTTAGGATCTATTATTGATAGATCTAGTTTAAAAATTGGAGATGAAGTTGAAATATTAGAAAGAGGTAGTGAAATTGTAGTGCCTTCTTCCAATATAATTTACATCGAAGGTATTGATAATGCAGAAAATACTTTGACATTGGCAAATAAACCAACTTTAAATGCAAATACAGAATATGATATAAGAAGAAAATTAAATAAAACAAAATCTTCAGGTCCAGATTTTGGAAGTAGTTCTTTATTATCAGATATTCTCAATTTATATGTTGATAAAGATGATTATGCATATGCATCTTCAAATTCATTACCATCAGAAGAAAAAAATGGAATAGTAGATTATCGTCTTGATATTGATACTAGTATTAAAACGGTTAGTATTGGTAGTACTGCAAATCTTAAAGATTTTTCTGAAGGAGTTTATAATACAATTGAATTTAATCCTTCAGTTCCTTTTTTAACGGGAGATAAAATATATTATCTTCCACAAAATGAATCTTTGGTTGGATTACAAACTGGAAATTATTATGTAAAAGTAACATCTACAAATCAATTTAAATTATATTCATCTCCATCTTCAATAGAATCTGGAAGTAATGTAACCTTTCAAGTACCAAATTCTGGTATAGGAACTCACACTTTTACTCTATATTCTCAACGACAATCTGAGCTCGGAATACAAAAACTTTTGAGAAAGTTTCCATTAGAAAAAAATATTGAAAATGGCTCCGGAACTTTAACAATTCCAGGAACTACTGGAATGTTAATTAATGGTGTTGAGATTAATAATTACAAATCTAAAGATGTAGTTTATTATGGACCAATTGAGGATGTGGATATTCTCTCTGGTGGAGAAGATTTTGATGTAATTAATCCACCACTAGTAGAAGTCTCTACTGGTATCGGTAATACCGCAAAAATTCAACCAGTAATTAGCGGGTCTTTTGAAAAAGTACATGTAGATTCTCAAAATTATAACATTGATAGGATAGTTTCTATTAATATTGAAGGAGGTAATGGTAGTGGTGCAGTAATTGAACCCGTAATAATAGAAAGTCCCAGAGAAGTTTTATTTAATGCAGATGAATTTTCTAGTGGAGGAGGAGTTAGTGAAACAACTAATCAAATTATATTTTTAACAGATCATAATTTTGTTAATGGTGAAGAAGTAATTTATAATCCTCTAGGAAATAATCCAATAGCAATTGGAACAGCAGGAACTAATTTCAGTTTACCTACTAATTCAGCATATTTTGTTGGTGTTACTAATAACAAAGCAATAAAATTATATAATAATTTAAGTGATCAACAATCAGATACAAATATTGTTGGAATTTATACAGGTTCTGTTGGAACGCATAAGTTCTCCACTCTTTCATCTTCAAAACAAGTTTCTTATGTAAAAGTAATTAATAAAGGAGAAGGTTATACTAATAGAAAATTAATTGTAAAACCTACTGGTATATCTACAACACAAAATGCGATCAATTTCAAAGATCATGGATTTAACGATGGCGAAATTATTGAATATGATTATGAAAGTGGATCAATATCAGGAATTACAACTACAAATCAATACTATGTTTTAAAACTTGACACAAATTCTTTTAGATTATGTAATGCAGGTGTTGGTGGAACAATTATTTCAAATTATGATAGAAAAGATTATATAGAACTTAATAGTACAGGAAGTGGATATCAGTATTTTAAATATCCTGATATTTCAGTTTCAATTAAATACAATACTGTAGGATTTGGAACAACCACCCAAACACTTGAAGATTTAGTAGTTACCCCAGTAGTAAAAGGTAGTATTATTGATGCTTATGTTTATGAATCTGGAACTGGATATGGATCTACAATTTTAAATTT